GAAGAGTATTCTGGTGGTCCGTTTTAGACGTCTAGCTTTTACATAACAAGAACCCGCTTCGGCGGGTTTTTTATTGCCCCAAGTAAATTTCTACAACTTTTTTCCTTTCAAAAACAACCACAAAACAACCACCATCAAAATATTACAACCACAGTTGTTGACATGATTACAACTATAGTTTTAAATGAACTCATCAGCAGGACGCTGGCACAGTACGAAACGGATATCAGCTCTTTAACAATATGACCCTGTGAATACACAGGCCGAGGCGAGTGCTTCGGGTAAGCGTGAATGTGGATGGCGGACTAGCAAAGGACTGTCAGAAGCTGGGGCTGGTAACCCTGACGCTTACACCCAAGCACTCATCGAGGAATACCCATGAACAGAAATCAACGCCGTATGGCTGCTTTCAACGCAAAGAAAGCAGCTGAAGCAATGAACGAGTCGCGCTTCGAGAAGAAAGTGGCTCCTGCGCTTTCTGGTTGCAGCTTAAACGTAGCCAAAGCAACCACCCTGCCGAGTCTGCGCGATCGGAATGAAGGCGGTGCTGTATGTCTTCCGGCTGTGGCGATTTACTCGGCTGGCTTCCGTAAATCAAAAGATATCGTAACGGCGAGGTGAGTATGAGAATTGACATAAAAGTGACTGAGGGAGAGTTGGACGAAATGGGAATGACTCTTGAGCAACTTCAGCATGCAATTGCCAGTGACTTAGATAAAGCCAGGGATTATGCGGGCTTTAATGTGCATATGAGCCTTTGTGATTTTTCTGACGATTCAGTTTTCGAATAGGTCGCTTAGGGCGGCCTTTTTTATTACCTGAATTCAGGCCAACAACGTAGAGAGTGAGGTAGTTATGGAACAGAAAGCAGTTGAGTTTGCTAAGTGGATGGCAGAGCAAAACATTGATGGAGCTGACGCGCGAGCCGTTCAAATTATGGCTTACCTTTGGCTGACTAAAGCAAAGCAGGTATTCGAATAGCCGCCACTGAGCGGCTTTTTTTACGCCCGCTGATGGCGCTGGCGTACGTGACAGGTTACTGAGGAGATTGAGATGAGTGAGTTTACAGAAGGGCCATGGGAAGTATTTGAAAATGATGATGAGTTAATGGTCATTCAGTCCGGCAGTCTTGAAAGCGGGCATGGCTGGGTAGGATATCTAAAAATAGCCACAGAGCTTCAGGGAGTTGAAGACGCACGGCTGATAGCCGCGGCGCCTGATTTGCTGAAGGAGCTTGAAGAAACCCATGCAGCACTTTGCTTTACATCTGATTACATAGGTAGTGAGCGGTACAAGCGGAATATGGCGGCCATCGCCAAGGCGCTGGGCAACCACTGAAGGAGAAGAGGATGGAAATTACAGTAAAAGTCACCCAAGCAGAGCTGGAAGAGATGGGAATAAACCGACAGGAGCTGAAAGAACAAATCATCGATGACTTGGACGCTTGTCGTGATTATGTGGGATTTAACGTGAGCGTGGAATTGACAGAGTAGCAACGCAATGCCCTTTCATGCAGAGGGCATGACGGTGCTACGCACCAACGCTACAGCGGTAATTACGAGCCGTTGAGCATGGAAATTAGACACCTTTGGGCGCGCAATGCGCCCTTCTTTTTTCCAACACCAATCAATCAAACAGAATCAGGAGTCCACGATGAAACTTGCCATCGCGGGCGGCTCCGTCGTGGATGCCGCTCACTTTAACGAATCATTGCTCGAAATTATCACGCGCCGCCTTCGTCAGTTAATCGACACATTAAAACAGCCTGGGAGACCGTAATCATGACTATCGTGCCCGTAAACGGAACCATCTTTGTGCAACAGGGGTGCCGGTTGCTTAACAGGATGTATGAAGCATCTTTTCCTGACAACGAAGAAGGAATGCGCGAGGCGATTGAGTGGGCCTCACAAATCTGCGTGGGCTGGCATGAAAGCCAGGAGGCGGAATGGACAAAGAAGGTAATCAACTATGCAGCTTAACGACGATTTCTACTTCATCGAGATGATGAAAGCCATCACACAGCCTCTGATGCAGGAAGTGATGACAGACGAGCAGGCAGCGAAGGATGCGATTGCTGACCACCGCACGGAAATGCAGCAGGCACGAATGACGGGAGGTTCCGCATGGGAACAGCAACTTTAATCCTCGGGGAATCGGGCACAGGAAAAACAACGAGCCTGCGCAATATTGACCCCAAACAGACAATGCTGGTTAAGCCGATCGGCAAGCCCCTGCCATTCAAATCGAAAGAATGGACTCCATGGGACAAGGATAAAAAGACCGGCACCGTGGTATCGACAGATAAGCACGATGCGATCGTGAATGTCATCAAGTGGGCTCACCACCTCGGAAAGCGCATCGTCATCATTGATGACTTCCAGTACGTGATGAGCAACGAATTTATGCGCCGCTCTGAAGAGAAGTCGTTTGATAAATTCACGGAAATCGGCCGGCACGCATGGGACATCATTAAAGCCGCTCAGGACGCCCCTGATGACCTCCGCGTTTACTTCCTGGCTCACACAGAAGAAACGGCAATGGGCCGCGTCAAGATGAAGACGATCGGCAAGATGCTGGATGAAAAAATCACTGTCGAAGGCATGTTCACTATCGTCCTGCGCACCCTCACCCGCGACGACCAGTTCTTCTTCACCACCAAAAACAACGGCGCTGACACAGTGAAGTCGCCGATGGGTATGTTTGAAACCAACGAAATCGATAACGACCTGGCGATGGTAGACGCAACCATTTGCGATTACTGGGGCCTGTCAAACGTTCATAACCTCAAGGAAAACGCCGCATGAGCAACGTGATTTTTACCTACAACGAAGAAGCAGCATTAACCGCCGGAATGGGCGGTTTTATCAATGAGTCCGGCGCCTACGTCATCACCATTACGGAAGCTGCTCTCACGACCTCTCAGGGCGGCGCCAAAGCCATCGAGTTCTCTGGCGAGTCTGATGATGGCCGCAAAGTTCAGTACCTCAGCGTTTACGTCAGCAAGAAAGACGGCAGCGCCAACACGTTCGGCGTAAACATGATTCACGCCATCATGGGTTGTGCCGGTGTTAAGCAACTCACCAACCAAATGAAGGCAGTCAATCAGTACGTAGCGCCGGAATTTGCAGGCAAGAAAGTTGGTCTGGTGTTGCAAAAAGTCCTGCGTAGCAAGAATGATGGTTCGGATACGTACGGACTGGAAATTCGCCTGCCCTTTATCGCTCAGACCCGACAGACGCTTCAGGAAAAAGCTGAAGGTAAGCCAGCCGAAACAGTAGACCGCATGGCATCTGGACTAAAAGACAAAGATGAGCGCAAAAAAGGCGCCGCGCAGCACAGCGAGTACGAGCAGTACGGTCAGCAGGACGATTCAGGCTTCACTCCCTTCTAAGTAACCACCAAAGGAACCACACCATGCAATCACCTCGCGATACTGGGGCGGCATTGTCACGCCTGAAGGATATGGAACGCCGCAGGCAGGAGGTGCTTGCTGGCGCTATCGGAGCTATTCAGGCAATGCGGCAGGGAGAGCCGCACGAACGTATTAAATCGACTGTAGACAGGCATACAGAGCGGTTACAGCGCCATCATGCAGAACTAACAGCCCAACGCCCCACCCTTCCTCGCATCATCGTCACAGAGCCTGTAGTGCGCGAGAAATGGTATGGCGATTACACCGACCGCCGCAAAGGTGCAGGCGGCGCCGACCGTCAGGAGTGATTATGCGCAAATATCAACGCAGGCTATGCACGGAAGCTGGCCGGTTACGCAACGGATGGCTGATTGAGCTTGAGGATGGGCTGGCTGTGCAGGTTACGGACGTGAAGCACCTCGGCAACAGAGTGTCATTCATGACAGGCGGCACTCTGTGGTCGCTTGAGCATGACGACATCGTTTATCGGGTTATCGATATGGAATTAGTGGAAGGAGTGGGGAAATGAGCCGAGATACTACAGATATTGCCAATGAGTTACTGGCGGAGAATGCAGCAATAAAAGGACAGTTGGCGGCCGAAGAAGCGCACGCGAAGGAAGGGTGGCGGGTTGCTAATGAAGTGGGCACAGAGTGCGACCAGTTAAAGGCGCAGGTGGCAGAGCTGGCGAAGCAGGAGCCTGCAGGCACTGTAACAGCAAATAGCGATAACGACAGTATCGCTATAATCGATTCAGTCATTCCCGTTGGAACAGAGCTATTCCTCCGCCCCGCGCCGCCAGCGCCGGTTAAGTTGCCAAGCCTGAAGCAGACGATTTCTGGTGAGCGCTATGTTTGGTCAGATGGTGTTTACAACTACCAGCAGGACGTAATCGAAATCCTCAAAGCGGCAGGCGTTGTTGTGGAGGTGGCAGATGAATAATCAGGAGCTGACAACTGAAGAACGGCAGGCGCTGATTGGTTTCTGCAAAACAACCATGCGGCTTAAGGACTCAGAAGGCATGGGCTACAAGTTGGCTGAATTTGCGCTGGCGGCATTAACCGCTGGGCCTGTTGCGTGGGAAGTCAAAGGCATCCTCTGTCACACGAAAGAGGAAGCAGATAAATACGTTGGCACTCCTGTGCCGCTGATTGAGTCGTCCATCGACAAAACCGCTCAGCAGTATGAGGCGGTGGCAGGATGGAAGCTGGTGCCGGTCGAGCCGACAGCCGAAATGCATGACGCTGGTGATAAGCAGCTGGCTACAAAGCAGGTATGGGATGCAATGCTGGGGGCAGCACCGAAACCGGAGGGTGAGCATGGTTAAGCAAGAGCTGTATGAGAAAATCCAGGCGCTAGCCTCTGAATGCCATCATCTGGCTTGCTCGCTGGATATTGGTGATGAGCGTACTGAGATGTTCGAAGTGTATGGTGTGCTGCACAATCTTACACGCCGCGGCTATGCGTCTCAGGTTGGCCGGGCGATGAATCCTCTCATGTCTCATAACAGGCATGACGAAGATGACGACTGGGAATGGGATGAGGATGACGACTGATGTTAGCAGGCTTCATCCTTCTGATTACCGCTCACTCTCACGCCCTACCTGTTACTGAAACCATCTACCCCACCAAAGCAGAATGCGAAGCCATCAAACGCCGGGTTAATGAGCGCCGGCCGATGGCTCAGCTTGTGTGTGGTGAGGTAAGGAGATAACGATGCTTCAATATGATTTCCGCAAAGGAGGCTTCTGGTTTCGTGTCTTTGGCATAGGCCTTAGCGTGATTAACCGGGACATTTACCCTGCTCCGTTTTCAGTGCGTCACGGTTTCAGAAAGGAGCTTAGGGTCGGTAAGTTTGGCGTTAAGTATCTGGAAAAGATAAGGAGATAATTATGGAAATATCAAATGCTCGCCTTATGGAACTTGTTGAAATGCAGGTGTCCCCATTCTGTGAGACGAAGAGTGCCACAATCGCGGAATGGCAGAAAATAGCTCGTGAACTTTTGGTGCTGCGTAAAGCGTTTAGTGAACCAGCGGCTTGGGTGCCAATGTCACAATTAAGCCTTCTGTGGAAGAAAAAAGGACTTGTCGTGGAGGCTGACCTGTCAGCCATTCAGCGTTTCGATGAAGTGCCTCTCTACTGCAAGCCCACCCTTCCCGAATAAGCGATATACTCCACTCAGGAGGTATCGTCATGTCACACAATCTCGCAGCACGCAGCAAAGAAGAAAGGGATAAGGTTAACGTGGATTTAGCGGCGTCAGGCGTGGCTTACAAAGAGCGTCTGAACCAGCCAGTTATCCCGCAGCAGGTAGAGATGGAGCAGCCGGAAGAGTTGAGGGAGTACTTCCGCGAGCGCCTGCAGCATTACAGACAGGTGGCTCTGCAGCTGCCTAAAGGTACTGACCCGGTTTATCTGAAGGAGGAGAATAAATAATGCCAGCAGGAATGCCAGATAAGTGTCCAAAATGCGGTAATTCTTATTTAGAAAGGGAGAAAAATGGGGGTATGGATACAGGTGACTGGTTTTGCTACAAGTGCGAATCTGTTGGGGACATTGTAAGGCCGCCATTAACCACACCCAAAAAAGTATCTGATTAACACTCACAACCTGCTCCGGCAGGTTTTTTTACGCCCAAATTCCGGAGAAACAACATGAATTTTGCAGACCCGATTGATGAAGCCGCAGAACGCGAGCAGCAGCTGATAGCGGTAGCGCTGGCTAACCGACCGGCGCCCAGCATGGTCTACACCGGCGAGTGCCATTACTGCTTTGAACCGAGCGATGAGTGCAGGGAAGACCATGAAAAAATGGTGTGGGCTGAGAAGCAGCGGAGGTTGATGTGAATGACGCCCGAAGCGGAGAATGCGATTCGCTCCGTAGCAAGGAAGTGCAGAGCTGAAATCATCAAGGCCATCGACGGCCGGCCAAAGTCAGACCACGACAGCATCATCACCAATCTTCTCGACAAACACGCCAGAACAATTCAACGCCTCCCGCCCGGTACGTTTCCAGCAAAGCGCTGGTTGTCATTCTATGTGCGGCAGGTGGATAAGGAGATAAGCCAGTGACCGTAGCATTCATTACTAAATACGCTTTAACTACAGGAATTTATAAGGTTGAAGGAGAAGTAAAAGATGACATGTTCATGCAGCTGCGAAATGGAAGAGGAACTTTCGACCAGTATTTTTTCGGTAAGGATTGGCACCTGACTGAAGAAGGGGCGATCGCCCGTGCAGAGGAAATGAGAATTCGTAAGTTAAAATCGCTGGATGCACAGATAAAGAAAATCTCCCTGCTCAAATTCGATATCAAGTAACCCCCTACCCCTATTCACTATCGCGCTATGCGTGAGGAGTTGTTATGTCTGAATATCAGTGTTGTCTCTGCAAAAAGCATATAGATGGTTACAGCGCATATGAGTATCGCGGCTTCGTTACATGCGGTGAACATTTCGATGAGGTTATTCAGCGTGTCGATGCCAAGCGAGCTGACCTGATTGAGCGGGAGAACGCAAAGACCTCTCCACTGAAAGGATTTGATATCCACCCTGATAGCATCATTGGCCGCATTAATAGAGAGATTCTGGCAGGCGCTATTGAAATAGCTTCGAAGGAAAACCCGATTGAGGTCGAGTATCGGGCCGGAAAGTTATGATCACCCCACTCCACCTTCTCATCACAATAATTGCGATCATCATCGCCAGAGCAATATTCAACTACCTGTAGAGGTCATTCATGGAAGCTTACGCGCTTACCCTGGATGAGGCCTGCGCGTTTCTAGGCATCTCCCGACCCACGGCCAGCAACTGGATACGGTCGGGACGCCTGACAGCCACACGCAAAGACCCGTCCAAACCGAAGTCACCCTATCTCGTCACCCGCCAGGCATGTATTGCCGCTCTCAATAATCCAATGCACACTGTCGCAGTGAGCGCGGCAGATAAACATGAGGAAAAACCATGTCGATCTTTCGCAGAGGTGAAATTTGGTACGCCAGTTTCACAACGGCGGGCGGAAAAAGAGTTAAGCAGTCTCTTGGCACGTCCGACAAGCAGCAGGCGCAGGAACTCCACGACAAATTAAAGGCTGAGTCGTGGCGTATTGTGAAGATGGGTGAGCCCATTTCCATGACGTTTGAAGAAGCCTGCGTTCGCTGGATTCATGAGAAAGCAGAAAAGAAAACCCTGAGTGATGACAAGGATCGGATAGCCTTCTGGCTTCCGTTCCTGAAAGGGAAGCAGCTCAGGGATATTACAGAAAGAGAAATCTACGCAGCTGTCGCAAGGATAGAAAACCGAAACCACTTCAACCGGTGGAAAAAGCAAGCTGCAGCTTGTGAGAAAAGAGGAAGGCCCGCTCCTGAATACACACCTAAGCTTGCCTCGCAGGGCACAAAGATAAAGCACCTGTCTTTTATCCGTTCTCTACTGAGGGCTGCGGAAAGAGAGTGGCGCGTCCTCGAAAAAGCGCCGCTGGTAAAGGTGCCTGTGGCGAAGGAGCGCCGCATCCGATGGCTGAAGCCGGAAGAAGCCAGGCGGCTGATAAATGAATGCTCCGAACCACTGAAGTCCACAGTGGAATTTGCGCTATGTACCGGGCTAAGACGCTCCAACATCACAAACCTGAAATGGGAGCAGATAGACCTGCAGAAGCGCATGGCATGGATTTATGCGGATGAGAGCAAATCAGGCAGAGCAATTGGCGTTGCCCTGAATGATACGGCCTGCGCAGTGTTGAGAAAGAACATTGGCAGGCATGATGAGTACGTGTTCGTCTACGTCGAAAGAGTGAAACACGATAACGGGGAAACGTCAAAAGTAACCCGCCCGGTCAGCAGTAACGCCAATACCGGATGGAGGGCTGCGTTAAGGCGCGCCGGAATCGAAGATTTCAGGTTTCACGATTTGCGCCATACATGGGCGACATGGCTGATTATGGCAGGCGTACCGATTTCCACGCTTCAGGAAATGGGTGGCTGGCAGACCATCGACATGGTGAGACGATACGCGCATTTTTCATCGAGTCATTTGTCACTGCATGCACGGCTGATTGATGATATTTTTACGCAAAATGTCCCAAATTTGTCCCACAACGATTCAATGGATGGGACCAATAACTGATAAGGTGTTGATATGAATAACGAAATAATCAGGATTGAGCCGGTGGAACACCGCATGTCGGAAGCGACAATTGACTTTTTAGCTCAGTAACTTACCGCATTCTGCCGCGCTCACACGTCCCACGATGCGAAAACATGCAAAGCTTTGGCAAAGGTCACAAAGCCATGCATGTCCCAAATTTGTCTCAATAAAAAACCCGCCGTAGCGGGTTTGATGTCGCGTTAACGACTTGTTGTCCCTGTCCTCACAGGGTGATGCTCTCGTCCGGGTAGCGATAGTCTCTTGCTGAACCTGATCACTGGCTGCTCAATGAATATATGTGTTAACCAAGACGCAACCACTAAAAGCGAGATAGTAACAGCACCATAAAGCACAACAGAAGATGTTGGAGTGCTGTTTGTCACGAAAATCTTTTTCATGAAGATTAAAGTGGTGCCGTGTAAAAGGTAAAGCGGGTAAGATATATCTCCTAGGAATTTCAGGATAGTATGTAAGGGCTTTATTCCTGCCAAATCACCTATAAGAAAGAAAGCTGAGCAAAGCATTACTATGGATGATGTAAAGTATATTTTCTCAGATCCTGTCGTGATGTTTATTAAATCACCGCCAGCATCGTTAAATGTGAATATAACAGCAAGAGCCGCGACAGCCAATATACATAACACCTTTCTTCTGCCAACATATGGGAGGAGCAATCTGGCAGCAACTATGCCAAAAATGAAAAAATAAACCTGATTTATAGGGCTTATGTAGTCAACCCACTGCCAGCCAAATACTTTCGCTGGGTCCAGATAGTAATAGGTGCAGTAAAAAAACAAGACAAAATTTGCCACAACCAAAATAATAAATGTAAGTGGTTTTTTTACCATTAAAATCATGACAGGGAAAAAAAGATAAAAAACAATTTCATTTCCTATTGACCACCCGCCCATCACCAGATAGCCAGATGGATTAGTGATGCCGAATGTCAGGAATATGTTTTGTGCATAAATCCACGCGCTAGCAGTAACCCCTGCGCCATACTGATAACTAAGAAAAGATAGTAAAATTAAAGCCAGCCAGTAAACCGGAGCAATCCTGAGAAATCGCTTAGATATAAACAATACAGTATATTTTGCATCCCATTCACTGTTTTTGTGAGCAAGATATAGCGCCATACCGCTAATAACATAAAACGCGGATACAGCATAAATACCAAGGCGACCAAGAACGGTGCCTGAATCCTGAACTCCCCACCGATTAAATAATGAAGCAAAGTGATAGAAAACCACGCTTAGCGCCATTATCCCACGCAAATAGTCTATAGACTGAACTCGCATTTTTTTACTCAGCTAACGAAATTTTTGCATACCTTATCAAAACATTTACGCACGGTAAATTTCGCTAATCATTTTTTGCGTTGTTAATCAGACAAATTGCATTGACTTGATGAAAATCAGGGAATCCATTCCCGTGATATTATATGCAACTCAGTGGTTTAGGTGTTAGTTCCTGAATCAGGATACCAACCGTACTTTGTCTTATGCAGTAGCATGGCTTTACCTGCCAGGCTTTTGCTAACACGGATGCGGTTTGCGATATCTACAGACGAATCCTCGGTCAAAGTCACAGGATTTGCCGCAGCAGTCGAAACAAGCAGCACCCGGCTTGCACTGCCTGTAATGGAGCGAATTGTGGTTGTGGCTGACAGGTAAAACGTAGTTGCTGCATCAGAGTTTAAGGTGCTGACAGCGGTAGAAACATCCTGCTCAAGGCGGGAGTCAGTGAGCCGAAGCGCCACTCCGCCGAAGTTTGCATTCAGCGTCTGTCGGTCACTGTTCAGATAAAGAGAATATTGCGGGATGTCAAAGTACTGACAAAGCGCAGATTCTGCCGCTATCTGTGTTACTGGTAGCCTACCCCATGATTTTGCAAAGTTCGATTGCTGTGTAAATACACCAATCGAACGATGTTTTATATTCATGGATTTATAAGTTGATCCTTCAGCAAGGACAATAAAAGAGCCGCTTCCTGTTGGTGCAATAGTGCTATAACTTGTGCTAACTGTAGGGTCGTCAAACATCGTCCCGGTAAATTTCTCCCATGAGTTACCGTTATCCGTTGAAGCCCACATCTTCAGGTTATTTCGATACAAATTTGAATCATCATTACCTGTTGGCGCGGTAATAAGAATCGTGTCACGAGAGTCACCTGATGCCATTGATGCGTAAAGACACATGCCCGCTTTGCAATTAGTGGTATCAACTGATGATTGGTATACCCAGTTAACGCCGTCATAACTACGATAAAATTGCTGGCGTCCCTTAGTTTTTCCGGCATCGTTAAAATAGTCACGAATCATTGCCAGGAACGACCCATCGCCTAGCTGAATTATCTGATGCTCGCCGCCGCCCTGTCCGCCATCTTTACCGCCATGCAAGATTAACTGCCTGGAGTATTTAATCTGGCCGCTTTTATCTTCAGTGACACGAATGTATCCGTGGTTAAAAATGTTATCAGTGAACCATGTATAGGGAACCAGCAAATCTCCATCGCCGGTCACGCAAATGGGGGATGGCTGAGTCCAGGCTGAGGTTGCCGTAAATGGCTTGATTATGCTTGTGATATTGACTGGCGCACTCCATGTAGCCCCGTATGTATCGCTGTACGTTACCCAATTTTGGAATGTAGTATCCGGGTCAAAACCGGAAGACCCGTGACCAACCCCCACCTTTCCTCGCGCTGTTACATAAAAAATCCATATGCGTCCTCTTTTCTCATCAATAGCTATTGATGCTTCAGATGCCTGCTGTTCTCCCTCTGTAGAGATAATGGTCGGCGCGGAGAAACTCAGGTTGTTATTCGAGGTTCTAATCTCAATTCGGGAGGTCTGTGTATCTGACTGTCCAATATCGTTACTTGTTCCTACCAGCACTGTGTAAACCAGAAACGTCCGTCCGCTGAAGTTTGACTTCACCATGCTAGGCAGGCGATAGAACTCTGACGTATTAGCTGAGAGAGTAGATGCCCCGGTAGTATAGATCGGGCCGCCGGTCAGTTTGGATAGATCAAGTGGTAGGCTTTTCTGTACCTTCTTCTGCCCAACAGGGATTAACTTGACGCTACCCGCGCCAGTAATCGTGACTTCACCATCTGAATAATATGTATCCGCAAGGTCTGATTCAATCCGGTATGTGCCCGCTGGAACAATGCAGCCAGCTGCTAAAGTAAAAGCATCAGTTGAGTCGTTGACGCCGGTTTTATCAGCTCCAAAATCAATAACATTGTATGGGGATGTGGCTGCAATATCAGACAATGAAGATGGGTTTGCATTGGTAACCTCCCAAATTGTTCCCCCATCAGTGATAACATTATCTCCAGCCTTAAGTGATACAGTTATTCCTCCAGAAGTAATTCCTGAAAAAATTGCATTCACATCTTTAAAGCGAAGTAATGAGATCTGCCCTAACTGCTCGCGGAGCGCTGCATCCCCCACACTTAGCCAGGCGCCTTTCCCTACTCCGCCTGTTGACTCAGGATTCGATGCTGCTGGAGCGTCTTTTGGCAAATCACCGGACCAGTAATACCAGCTTTTGCTATTCTCATCCCAGATAAAATCAGATCGAGAAGCCAGCGCTGCACCAGCGGAAAACGTATTGGAACCGTCAATGAAACCAGTCAGTTTTTCATTAACTTCATCTACTGAAGGCACATCAAGGTTGGCTCGCGCCTGGGATGCGTTAGTAAGTTCTGAAAGGTTGTTTTTGGCTCGAAGGAAATGAGTTACCGCAAGTTTCTGGTCAGTGCTGTTCTGGTTAATCAGAAGTTGTGCGGTGTCTACTGTGTCTGTTGCTGCTGGTAAATCGGTTAATTTAACTTTCTGCTCGGCCATTTATGCAGTCCTGTACCATCCGGCAAGTTTAACGTATTGGTTAGTTACGGAGAATTGAGCGCCGTCGCCTGTGCTTCCGGTATCACCCTTCACAGGGTGGTCATGAGCACCAATGGCAACGGTATGAGCATGCTGATAACTAGATGTGCTTGTAGATTGAGAAGAGCTGATGTCGTCGCTGCTTCCGTCCTGAGAACCACCTGTCCATTTGCCAACGCTCTTCAATGGAACGGTGTGGCCATGAGTATCCTGGCTTGTGTTTTTTGTCCCGTAGTCAAACTGACCGGTTCGTAAATCTACCGGATGGGAATGAGGTGGAAGATTGGAGTTCGTTAGAGTTACAGAATCGCTGCCACCCTGTTGGAGAACATCACTTCCAGTGCTATTGGCGAGGCGAATAGTCTTACCTGCGCCTGGAATTCTTGCCCACGTAGAGTCCTGCCAGATCGAATTGGGGTTAACGTCGTTTGCGAACCACTCGACCTTTCCAATCGGATAACGCATGTTGAATAAGGCTGAGGCAAGGGCGTCAAGAGTGATTGACCGGTCATTGCCGTTCTGATTGATGTGCATCAGGTCTGTTGATTCAGTATCTGATGCTGAGGGCAAATCAGTAAGGTACTTGAGAATAATATCAGCCATTAAGCCCCCTCAAGCGCTGTTACGCGAGCCTTTAGATCTGTTATTTGCGCGTACAGATCGTTAAGCAGTGTATTGAGGTGATTTGCGGCGAGCTTACTTCCTGCTGAGATAGAACCATCTGGCATACGAACGGGAGGAGCAAAACCGCTCGCGAGGATTTCATCAGGTACTGGTTCTTTATTTTGTTGACCATCCACATAGGTGACGTCAGTTGCTGCAAAAGAGGTGATAGCCATTTAATTTCTCACTTAGGCATAGCGCCACAAAGCATCGTCCCGGTGACGCCATAGTCCCGGGAGAAGATAAGAAGATAATCGTCGTCATCAACGCCGAGATATGAGCCGTTTACTTCTAGTACGCCTGACACCGAGCCAGCCGCGTCAAGATATGAGCCAGCGATGAATACAGAACCACGGTTCAGTCCTAGAGCGGTGTCGGTATCTACCTGCATCGCGGTATTTGCACCGACCTGTAGCGCCTGACCTGAGTTTGTGTCTATCCCTGCAAGGGAAAAGCCGTTTAACCCATAATCGTGAGTTGAATAGGCCATGACGCCAGCAACAGAGGCGCGGTCGATGATGGCGTTGATATTGGTAGGCACATAAGGGCCGGTTGCGTGAACGCTGAATGCAGCAGGATAAAGCTCAACAATCTCGACATCAGCGCTTGATGTAGTGGTTGCCGTTACCACCATGACGTTATCTGGCGTTCCGCTAAAGGCTGTAGCCAGTTTCGCCTGCATGATTGCCCGGCGATAATCATCGTCAGACATTCCATCCCGGCCGACATCAACGTACTGACCAAATCTTTCCAGTTCTATGCCGTGCGCGTTGTATATGCTTTGCGTCAGGTAGATGTATTTGGCGCGCGCTTCTATTTCAGGGTGAAGTACACCAACAGCGGCAAAGAGATCGGGAACCTTTCCGCCCTTTTTAAGCCAGTCAGTAGGCCTCTGTCGTATCAGTGCGAGGAAATCGATATCAATCCATTCATCAGACACCTGTAACCTCCACATTGGCAGCGGAGAACGAAGCAAAGGAGTTTTCAGCGACTGAGATGTTGCTTTCGGCAAACGTGGTGCCGTCAGTGCTGACCGTAATTGTCATTTTCCCGATGCCGGTAGTATTGGCGTAGATGTAGCCATAAATGCGCTGAGTAATAACGTCATCACCCAAACCAAGGGTCGCACCGTAAGCCACGACGCCTTGCTTGATAGCGTCTACAACAGCCGCAGGTAATGGCTCCTCAGTATCCAGAAGGACAACGTCAACTTTGACGTAGATATTCACTTCTGTTGGGCGTGAGAAGTTAACCAGGTGGGGTCTTTCGTACCGGTCATACACAGTGATCGCAATCGAGCCGTATGTTGCTATACCTGCCCCTTTGTACTTCCAGATAGCGTCCGCGATGTCCTGCTCAAGCCCTCCAGAAACGATGGTGTGAATGGCTTTTGGTGGAATGCTGTCAACGGTCGCCATGGTGTCGTTTTCGATGACTTTTGCGAGGGTGACACCGCTTACTTCTGTAATGAGCCGCGTTTCAATCGCTGGAATGGTTGCCGCGCCGCCAGATGATGAGCGACTATGGTATAACCGTTGCCGATAATCTGTGTCTGATTCGCGATCTGAACCGGTAGCGCCCTGAACCAGGTTATTAACTCCAGTCCATCCAGTGATAGCACTCACAGGATTGTTGAGCCCGCCGACAGGTACAACTACCGGACCAGCCTCGGTCGCTTCGAAAATTGCCGGGGAACCAATCAACTGCCATGCCAGACCAGCACTTAGCGAAACTGCGTAACCTTCAATCAAGTTTTCAGAGGTCAGCCGGATAACTGAGCCATTCGCTGTTGCAGAGTACTGGCTGGTTGAGTCCACTACCTCCGCAAGACCGGTTGCGATTGTGTTTACTGTGTCACCCGTGACTTTGGTGTAGGTATGGTCAACGCCTGCAATCCGTACGGTGTAGATTGTCTGCGTGTTGTTAGATACCCTCACCTCGCCATCCAGAAGCGTTGAGCGCGAGATTGTGTAGTCTGCCGTTAGTCGGAACTGATAATTACCGAAAGATGCAAGAGAGCCGGCAGGAACAAGGCGTGATTCAGAGCCATAAATAACGGCGTTTACTTTTGTTGTGGTTTTACCATGACGCGTAATCCCACCCATCCAGTCACCAAGTGCATCAAGCGCGAACCCTTCAGCCGAAGCCAGAAACCGACTGGCCCATAGCTCTTCCTCTGTTTCAAAATGAATTGCGTTTTGCTCAGCTTCAATCCCGATCCACTGACCAGTGGTCGAATCCGCCTCCCTGTTAATCGGCCCGACGACCGCCTCCATTGCATCACCGATTTCCTGAACCATCTCCGGTAATGTCGGCTTGTCAAAGCCTGTCACAGTAATGTAATCAGCCATACGCACCTTATTTCAGGTATAAAAAAGCCACGCACACTGGCGAGGCATATTGAAGGGGTTATTTATCAGGGGTACTGCACCAACCCGTAATCAGTGTTGGCTGTAAACTCTATGCTCAGCTTTCTCTCTGCGCGGTCAAAGTTGTAGGTGAATTCAACGATTCCGGTCACACCTTCGACAGAGAGGATTTCTTTACGAATGGCTGATAGCCCACCATTCAGCGTTACCTGCTTTCCAAGAACATCCTGTAAGTACGGCGTTCCGAATTCGCTATCAAGGAACCACTCACCACGCCACAGGTTAAGCCTGAACTCTACCTGTTGCCTGACGCGTTCAGCTCCATCTACGTATTGAAGAAGGCCGTTAGTGAACGCGACTTTGTTATCTGTAAGTCTGAAATCTATCATCTTGGGCCTTATAATAAAAAAACCCTCCGAAGAGGGTTTGGTTAATCATCCAGTAATCCTGTTTTTTGCGGCGGTGGGTTATTTACCTTCAACACCCTGGCAATATCCGTCACTTCTTCGTCGACTGAACCAGTTCTGGTAGAAATCTTTTCCAGTAACTCAATGATCCGCTGCTGATTGTTGATGTGTTCCTGAATTTTCCAGTACCACAGGTTGAATTTGCGAAAGATAATGAAAAGGAAAATAACAATGACGAGTACTGTTAACAGGTTTTCCATGCTTTTCCTTAATTCATAGGGCCGTCGGTAACTCCACCGCCGTCTCCATTTTCGGGATGTTTATGTGAGCCTATTTTAATACCATTTATTACCACATCGCCAGTTACATTCATCGTTCCGTAGTAAGCGAAAGCTCCACCCTCACCACCATTAGCAGTGATGCCGTATTGAGCGGTGAGCATCTGGTTTACGGTTACTGCGCCGTCGAACGTGGAAAGCGGGGAGATTACATCAAAGCCGCCTGGTGCGTTTAAAGTCGCCCTCCCGTTCTCATCCAGCGCAAAGAATGCATCGCTGTAATATATCCTCATATCGTTATTGCCTGGTACAGCATCGCTGTAGCCACAGCCAGGGATAACGTATGAGTCTATAATATCGAATCGACGCGTATCATCGCTGCCGTCGATTGCCTGTTGGCAGACAATAAGCATGCATTGATCGCCCGGCATCACCGGACCCTTCACACCTGCCTGCCCGTTAGCAAACTGGGGCCACTGCATTCTCAGGCCAGACAGTACAGGATAAGGGTTAGAATCGCCGTCGGCGTATATCTTCTCTCCTACGGGCTTAACAGTCACTTTTCCTGCATCGTAACTAACCACGATACACGGCAATGCAGTGTTAACCGTGTCCAACTCTGAGCTAACCAGGCGGCGTAACGCTTCGACTACATCACTGTTATCAGCCATCAAATAAACCTCAATAGCGCTTCCACGCTCCATTCCTGACCGTGCGTTTCACCAGTGTAACGAGCTTCCTCAACCCTGAAGAACTCGCCCTCTATTCCCCGTGATTTCACCTGCACATAAGCGCCGGGGTAAATAGCTGGATTTAGCAGTGATTTAACCCTGTAGCCCTGCACCTCAAGAGTCACCCTGTCTTTAAGCTTCGCTGTTGGGTCTTCAACATCTACAACCGTCCTGACAATGCCTTTCTGACCATATTTGATTCCCTGTTTGGCGGCAGTTTTCTCTGTCATCGTCTTTGCTTCCCGGCGCGGATATCCAATCATGCCGGTGTCTTTAGACAGCACAACCGCAGTGTCTGCATAGACGCCACCTTTTTTGATGATCTGTATTTCGCTATCCTGAGCACTCCACTCCAGCCCGAGATAATTACAGACCCTGTCCATGGCATCACGAACCCTGCCGTTGTAGGCATAACCACCTACATACTGTTTATCCTGAACCTTGCTGATGCTCTTCTTGATTGGCAGCCCGAAGTTCTTCGCCACCCCATCAAGCACGGTCATCGCTGAAGTATTTGGAGGGAAGGAAACACTTATCTTGGCGTCGCGTAAAGGTATGACGCTGTCCCTTAACTCCATTTCAGTGATGATGTCAGGGCCGTCCTGATACGTCAGACTTCTACATGTGGTGCCAGTGAAGATGGTGATAGCGCCAATATCGTTAACGTAACCGGCTTTGATGATGACCACGTTGTTTATGGTCTCCATCAGTGTGATTGTTGTCGGAGCGGCGTTGTAGATTTTGAGTGATGCTTCGTTAGCCGTTTTGCTGGCTGTTTTGGTGATATCGAACTCGAATCGCAGGTCTTTGATGCTTACTGCCTCTCCCTGAGGCTGACCCACGATAATTTCACCCGTTCGCAGAAACAAACTCATCTATTTCTTCCTTAGTGGCATACACCAGAAGGTGATCGCCTCCAATCGAATCGATGTCAGGACGCACCTTTTCACCATACGTACGGATGAAGTAGATATCCCCTGAGAAGTTATCGAAACTGAAGCTCTTCAGTAGCGGGTAGTTCTGAACAAGTTTCACTCCGGTTATGATCGGCAATGACTCACGGTCATAGATACCAAGTGACCAGAAGCCAAAGCGCTCATTCCATCTCAGGCGAAGCGAAACTGGTGTATCGTCAAAAACAGCCTGCAATGTCTGGTCAGTAAATCCAGCCTGAAAATTTAGTGGGGTCATGGGGTAACATTACCTATGATGTTGCCGAGATACTCCTGTAGCTTTCCGCCTGAACCGGATAATCCATCCAAAGCCTGACTCAGGATTGATCCCGTATTCTTACCAACATTTTTGGTTGGCGTTGCACGGTTAGCAGTTGCGGAGTCGGCTGAGTTTGATGTGCCGGCTTTAGCAGTAGTGCCATTACTGGTCGCATCCGTTTTCCTGACGCCTACACCGGGCGGTACCTCTGTAGTAGCCGTGCTGACGATATTTGCCTGCACCGCATCTATCGTAAAGTTGACCGCATCACCATCATCAACCCTTCGGGGAATGTTTATTCCCTGAATGAGCATATTTTCGTAGGTGTAGTTTTTGGTGTAGATGGTCACCAGTTCGTTGGAAAGATAAAGGGAGTCGAGCAGCTTGATAGCTGTGTTAACCCTGTCTTCACCGTCGAAACCTCTAGTGAGTGCGTTGGTAGCCTGAGTTAATACTCCCGTCACTGGTGCATTGCTTATCATGCCTGCAACGGTAATCTTTTTTGGCTGACGGATGATGTGATCTGATATTGGCGACCCGTTTTCTACGGGATTCATTGTCACATCGCGCGTCCACTCATGCGTTTCCTGGTCCAGCGTGTCGAACTCAAGATTGCCGACGCCCGGGTCATTAAGCCTGAAGGTGCTGTCGCCTGCTGAGTTCCAGAGGAAGCCAAGCACATCAGTTGCCATGCTAACCTCCAGTGTTGAAGTTTAAGGTATTGCCAAGCGCATTCCATCCGTAGTCACTGAATGCTGATTTAGCGCTGTCCTGAAGGAATTTAACCTGTTCATCAGACGTTCCGGCAGGGACTGAAATGTTGCCGATGTTAACGTCTATCTTCGGGCCCGCCGCTGCTGAAGGAGGCGGTAAGGAAAGTGACTGATAACCCGGGAGCAGAGTGTTCCCGCTTTTGGCGTCCTGGTTAAAGCCTCGCATCCCGGCAAGCATATCTGACCACATTTTCGGCACATCAAATGCGCCGTTGGTCTGTGAATTACCCCACGATGCCCATTTACCTAAATCCTCAACAAGCCATCCTGCTTTTTCCTTCAGCCAAGGAGCAAATTTCGTGGTGCCTAACTGATCGCCCCACTCCTGTGCTTTGTCTTGGCTGGAGTTGAAGAAGTTGGCCAGCTTATTGAGCACGTTCAGTGCCCACACGGCCATATCTTTCATGTCGGTCAGGGCTGACTTCAGCGTGTTAATGGAATCGGTATACTCAGAAACCGGTCCGATCATGTCTCCAAGAAGCGACTTATTGCCTTTAAGCCAGGAGTTGACGTCCTCACCAACGAGGAATAGTGCTGCAAGTGCAGCTATCACCAAAAAGACAGGGCTTGTCAGTGCGGTAAATGCAGCTGAAAGCAGATATACGGAGCCGACAAGACCGGCTGCACCAAGAGCTACGCCAAGAAGTTTTACGGCATTCTCCGCACCACCAAGAGCATCGATAACCGAGTCCAGTCCATACTCGATTTTATCTGCCATCCACAGGAATTTGTTTGCAACCCACGTTACCGCCCCGCTGCTGCGGTTAAGCCTGTTGATGAACATCGACCATCTGTTATTCACAAGGACAAGCGCCTGCCCAATGGTCATTGGCATTTGCTTAAACTGGTCAACGAATTGCGGA